AAATCCATTTGGAGTTGGAGTTAAAAACATCTTGTAAACATCATTTAAAATACCACTTTGAAAGCATTCTATGTAATACTTTTTAATAGAGGTATTAAATGACACAACTTTAGTATGGACACCAGTAACCTTAAAAGAATCAGAATTATATAAATAAAAAGTTCCTTGGTTTGGCGGTGGACAATTTCCTTTAAAATTGTCAGTCATACATATAAAATCATCATTGATTACAGCTTCGGTTGGATTTCTGAAAAGGTAATCTCTAATGTTATTATTAAAGTATTTTACTGTTTTGTTTCTACAAGCAATGAGTCTTGTATCTTCTGGATCTCTAGATTCATAATGATTAAGGAAATCAGGATATGTAATATGTCCAAATCCTTTTCCATCTTTCATTATTGGTTCTGAGATAGCATGCATCATTCTTTGAATGCTTTGACCTCCTAGTATTTCCTCTCGGATAATATCAGTTAAATCAAGAAGAGAATTACCTTCTTTTTGTCGAACACGCTCTGTAAGTTCATGTCTACAATAATCTGGTAAGTCCAAATCAAATACAGGTGAATCTTCGTCTACTTCCATTTCTCCTTCTGCATCTATAGGAGGTAGTTGAGCAATATCACCTATAAAAATAACTTTAGAAAACATACTGGTTCTTTCCATTACTATTCCAAGCATTTCCTTAGTGTATTGTGACACCTCATCGTGTACAAATGCTGGAACCTGTTTATCGCCAACAACTCCCTTATCATTTGCATACTTATCATATACAAATTTTCTAGCTCCGTTATCGTCGTAAAGCTCTTTCATTCCATAAGCCTTAGCAAAAGTAAATACATTGGGAACAAACTCACCAAGCACGTTCTTTGCTCGGTGAGCTAATGTTATTCCCGCAACATTAGGGTTATCTCTATTGTCGTTCTCACGATCCAACTTTATAAGATGCTCTAATATTATTTGTACAATCGTAGTTTTACCAACGCCCGGCTTACCAGTTAAAAGAAAATATTTTTCAGAACTTTCAAAAAACTTTTTGAACTTATGAATTAATTTTTTTTGACTTTTTGTAGGAGTTATTTTATCTACGTTTTTCATCGATTTGCTTTTGCTTCTTAACTCTCTCCACTAGGTAGAATGTTATCGAACCAACGACAACCGTTTTAAGTATCTTCCTAGCTAAAGCATTTGTAGTCCAAACAATAGCCCCACGAGCTATTTGCGCTATAATCAAATATATCATCGGGTTTAAAATTTAAAGGTTGAATCTACTTCTAATAACAATGAATTAGCTTTGTCTATAAAAGCATTCAACTGCGTTGTACTCCATCTCTCAACAGAAATAGCTCTCTTATTTATATCCATAGGTTTCAGGATATGAAGCATTGTTTCCATTTCATAAAAGGAGTTTCCATAATGTTCCGAAGCCCTAATAATAAATGCATTATAAAGTTTTTGTTGAGCCTGGTTAATATTTTTACCAACTAACTCAATAGTAACTTTAAAACACATGTCTTGCTTTTCATAATCGCCAAGCAGTTTATTCCAAAAAATCAATTTGTTTTCTTCAACAGGTACTATTATTCCCTTATCAGATTTTGCTATAAATAAATGCATTAAAAAGGTGGATCTTGATGAGGCCCATTAGGGGGCAGGTTATTTAATTCTTCAGTAGTCATATCGAATACTGTCTTCTCATCCTCTGGGATATCATCTTCAGATATCTCTTTCCTCAATAGTGGAGGTGGCGGCGGCAAAGCCACCACCTTCACAAGAGGTTTTGGAATTAGAACAGGCGGGCGAGGTATAGCCCCACTAGTTCTTACTGAAAAACAGCATATCCATTTGACACTAATGTCTCAGGTGTCCATTGCTCTGCAATCCAAGCTGCTATATTTGCAGTTGTATCATTCATAATACATTTTCTACCATCAGGCATAACGTGTATATGAAGTTGAGGTGCAAAAGCAACAGGAGGTGCTGATACAGGTGGTGCTATTGGTGCTGCTGCAACAGGAGGAGAAACAGGTGGAGCAACAGGAGGAGCAACAGGAGGCGCAACAGGAGGTGGTGCTGCTGGAGTAGATGTTGGAGGTGCAACCGCACCAGACATTACTGCCAATCCTTCTTGTATTAATAAAGCATCAGTCCAATTACCTGCTTTATACTCTGCAAGCGTATTTGTTGCTTTCGCTGTTAATACTAAAGTAGGCGCTGCGCTTTCTGTCTGAAAATCTCTCTTAGGTGGCTCAGCAAATACACCACCAGAAGCTCTATGAGCTTGACCTTCATGAGAAGATTGTATTTTCTCTCTAATAAACTTAGGGAGATTTTTGAAATTCTCAGATTCAAATCCATTAGATAAATGAAAGAAATACTTGTCATTTATCCCAGCAACTTCTGGAGTTGTTAATCCAGCAAATTGCATATTGGTTGCATCTAAAGGAACTAAAGAAGCAATATTAGACCATTGCCCATCAGAAGAGATTGTAATGGTAGCAATAAAGCTTTTTCCAAGCAATGTACCAAAGTCATAGTTATCAGCCTCCGTATCTGTTAGCTGTCTTGAAATCATTGGCTCTACGTATCTCTTACGCAGATTCGATTTAGAAGCCATTGAAAACGTTTCATCTGTAAAAATGCAACTTGGCTTCATTGGGTCGTCTACGTAAAACTGTCTCATTTGAGTAGGAAACTCAAACGCTAAATTAACTTTGTGTTTTGGTCCATAGTTTCCACCATCTTGTGTACCGATATCAGCTAGTCCATATAGAGTACATAGATGCATTCCAGCTGGAATGTTATCAGTATCTAATTTGTTTGAACTACCTTTCGGTGCTGTAAAACTTGTGTTTGTGCTCATAACGAAATTGTTTTAATAGTGAGTTCCTTTTAATATCTTTAAAGAAAAGAACCCATAAATATTAATTTTAGTTGCCTTTTTATGGTAGGCATTAATCACCAGTGCAATATCAATCCAATAAGATGTAACTACATCGTAAACGATATCCCTATGTATATCTAAACTACTTGCAGTTAAATCAATGTGTTTATTAAAGTGTTCAGTATTAAAAATGGAAGAATGGAGGTATTCTATGTAATCCTCATTCGGCATTAATTTAAACGGAAGTTTAAACCTCTTACCCATTAATATACTTTTTGCTCTTTAATAAGTTTTTGGAAGTTTTTGGAAACAACAACCTTGACGTTATACCTAGCCGGTAAGTCAATTTGTTTTCCAGTTTGGGGGTTTCTGCAAGAATAAGCTTCTTTTCTTATTTTCATAAAATTAACAAGCCCATGTATCTTGCAGTCAATCCCAAATAATAATTGTTTTTGAATAACAGCAATAATGCCATTAAACACCTTTCGAACAGTATCTTTATCGATTCCTGTTTCTTTTGAGACTAAATCTCCAATTTCATTTTTTGTCATTTGAATATATATATGTGTTATACAACTTCAAATGTAATGAATTAAAAATCCATATCAGAATAAGAACAGAAATTAAATTTAAGAAAGTCTACGAAAGTCTTGAAACTTCGAACACCAATGTTTCGGCCTTTAGCTACAATAAACTGCGTTTCACCTAATACATGTGTAGGCAATGTAATCCCAAGAGATTTCTGCTGTTTATAGTATGCTGGTCTAACAATGAATATTACCGTATCGCTATCCTCTTCAATAGAGCCAGATTGTTTTAAATCTTTTAGGAATGGTATTGTAGTACCATCACCATTGCCTCTACCGTCCAAACTTCTATTTAGCTGGGCGAAGATGATAATAGGAATATTCAATTCATTAGCAAGACCTTTCAGTTCTCTGGTAATTTTTGACAAATCACCTGTCCGATCTGTTGTTGCCCTAACAAGTTTCATTAATTGAACGTAGTCAATAAAGACTAACTTGGTACCATTAGAAACCAACTCACGTATCTTTTTAATTATACGCTCGTGGAAGTTCTTATGTTCCATAGTGTCGTGGATATGCAGCTTACTTTCATCAATGAACTTATAAGTCGCTAAGACTTGCTTAAATTCATCGTCAGTTAACTTACCTCCTTTTATCTTACTAAATTCAATTCCTGTTAGTCTAGCAGCAACTCTATTCATCACATCTATTTTAGACATTTCTAATGAAAAGAATGCTGTGTCATGACCTTTAGAAATGGAAGCTGTTACCGCAGCAGCTATTCCAATAGTGGTTTTACCCATTCCTGGTCTTGCTCCTATAGTAATAAGTTCTCGTTTCTGCCAACCTCCACACCAATCATCAAACTCTGAAACACCTAAAGCTATGCCCGGAGTTTCCCCTCGACGTTGCATTAGTAGTTTTTCAGTAAGTTCTTGTTCTGGTGTAATAAGAGCCTGTTGAATCCCATCAGGATTGATAGCCACTGTATTTATGTATGCAATGGTATTTTCAATTCCTTCGGTTAATTTGAATATATCAGGATCGTTATGTAGAGATTTATGTATTGTTTCTCTAGACATTATAATTAACTCACGAAGTACAAACTTCTGTAAGACAATCCTTGCATGATATTCAACGTGTGCAGCACTACCAATCAATTGAGTTAATTCAATCAAATAGTACTCGCTTCCAGAAGCTATTAAAGTTCCTCTACGAGTCAGCTCATGAGACACTGTTAGTATATCTACACCAAGCCCTGTATCATACAAGGATTTGATTGCAGTATATATTAATCGATGAGGTTCATGGTAAAACACTTTCTCGTCTAAAAGTTTAACAACTTCAGCACAAGCTCTAGTGTCTACCATTAACGCACCCAATACCACTCTTTCCATATCAACTGCTTGAGGTGGAATATGACCAGTATCAGTTATGCTTGGCGCTCTAGGTTTAGGAATGAACTCTTTTCTTTTAGGTGGGTCTTTACCTCCGCCTGGTGGTGGTGGAGGTGGTATGGAATTACTCATATTTGTTTATACAATTTTATCTCCATTATTTTGATTTATATATTGTTTAATAATCATTTCAATACGCATATGTTGTTCAGGAGCTAAGTCACCATGCTTTAGGTTATAATCTTGGCATATTTGTTCCCAATCAACATAATCTATAAACTTTCGTCTAACTTCTAACCTACCATTAAACAAAGTTAGATGGTTTTTAAAAATAGGTTTTAAGCCACTTAAAAGTATTTGACTTATAATTTTATGGTCTTCATCACTTAATGAGTCTACCCAATCTTCGGAGATATCATCATCAGTTAATGACATTGAATCATTCATAAAATTATGTACATCAACAACCTCATCAGAATCTCCAGATCCAACATCTATTAAAGCTCCAGAAGTTCTACCTGTTATTTTATCAATCCAAGTTCCTACGCTATGTAGTAGGACAAATCTTTTTGATTTCTTTATTAATTTTTTCAAATATTTAACAAGTAAGTCTATATCTGTATTACAAAAAAGTGGTTCGTCTGAACTTCCGTATCTGCTATTTATACTTACATAATAAGTGTTGAACAATTCCTTATCATCATCTTGTTTATGACTATTAGGCAAGAAAATATGTAAGTCAAATATTGAAATTTCTAATGAATCAACTAGGTCGTTATGCCAAGATATGTCTAGGATATCCAAACCAGTATTTTTTCTTAAATATTTCAAATTCTTAAGGGTTCTTTTCGGGCTATGACAACCCGCTTTATTTCCATATCTGTTCTTCATGTCGATTTATTTAATAAAAGAAGCCCTGATAAGGGCAATCTTTAGGTTTAGAATCTAACCAATCGATATTTGGGTCTTCGTTTAAATTTGGAAAGACAGCATTAGGTTCTTTCACTTTAATCATAACCCAACCATCAGTTTGTAACAACTGATTTGCGGATTTACCTTCTGCTATAATATCCTCACTCCAATTAAAGAAATGAACATCACTTCCAAGAATAATATGATGGTCTGCTAAACGCATTACACCACCAATTCCTAAAGCAATCCTAATTCCTTCATCTCTTGTTTTTCTACCGTTCATTTCTGCAACTAATTCGTAGTAATCCTTAGTTCCAAAAATACCGTAACCGTCGTAATCTGTTTCAGTCCATTTGTTTCCTTTGTTGTCTGTCATAGTGACTTCTGCTAAAGGTAACTGACTGCTGTGCACATTAGGTATTGATACCTTTGTGTCTTGTGTAATCCAACTAAAAAA